ATATTGGTGGCATTAGATTCAAGAATTTCACATGAAATATATCGTAAGGCAAATCTCAAAGATATGAAGATATATCTAGGTTACTGGACACCTGTTCCTATATTTGTCGCAAAAGAAATGATGAAAACTATGGCAGATAAAACTGACATTGTTTGGAATGATAGTGAACAAGTTGTTTATCATGGTGCTGATGGTGTATTTACATTAACACTAGGACATAATCTAGGTATAACTTATATTACAGGTATAGCAAAAAAAGATCATGTTTATGATATAGAACCAGATGTAGATGGTTTTGCTTATGCAACAGGTTCAAGGTCTATTCATCTTTCATGTGAAGTAGGTGCAAAAGAAATATATATTATTGGTCATGATCTATATTCTAAAGATAATAAGATAAATAATGTATATGCAGGCACTAATTGTTATGCTGAAAAGAACGCTGATTATGCAAGACCTGACAATCCAGATGAAACATATAATTGGATATTACAACATAAGAATACATTTAATAAATTTAAAAACATAAAATTTTATAAAGTTAATCCTGAAGATGAAACAATTAATGTCAAAGTAAAAGAGTGGCAAGATTGTGATAATTTAGAGTATATAACACTTACAGACCTTGACAATAAGTTTAAAATATAGTATAATAGAACAATGATTATAACACCAAATAAATTTGCATTACTAATAGAAGATATGGTTAAGAATAAAAGAATGAGTTACATGGATGCCATAGTAAAATACTGTTCAGATAATGGCATAGATCCAAGTAACACAAAAGGTTTAGTGAATAAAACATTAAAAGAGAAAATAGCATTTGAGGCACAAGGTCTGAATATGTTAAAAGAAAAGACAGCAAAGTTACCAATATAAGGATAAAAATGTTAGAAGTAATAATTATGGCATACACAATTTCAATAGTAGGCGGTGTGCTAATACAAGCAGCAGGAATACAATAAGGAACGAATGAATGGTTTTGAAGTATATAAAATCTATCTGGCCATCAAACTCCACTTCACAAGTAAAAACCAATCTTATGACTTTCATAAGCACAACGGTCGAACAACTGCAAGACTGGAAACATTTACTAAAAGAAGGGATAGGTATTTCTTTCATAAGCTTTCTAAATCTTATAACGATAACAGCATTGTTGATTACTTCCTTAGTAATTTTGTTTCTAATACTAATCTATGGGTTGGTGACATTATTGGCAAGTCTGGTGATGATCATTATAAAGAATGGTCAAAAAAATTAGAAGCATTATTTTATTATTATGAACAAGACCTTGAATATATGTTAGAACAAAATATAGAGTTTGATGATATATTTACATCCAAAAATGGGCAACATCCACCTATACTAAAGATGTTTTTATCTAAGAGAATAAACTTTGAAACATTTATAATATTAGATGATATATTATCTTTTTCTAAACAACTAAATAAAAATATAAGTGAGAAGGTACTGTGGCCTAAGTTGTATGATAGAATGATAAGATACAAACCATTTCTTAGATATAATGTTACAAAATACAAAAAGAGTTTAAGAGATAAATTGAAGGAGATATAATGAGTGAAGATGTAAAAGTACAAGTACATACATTAGGAGAAATAATCCTAAAGTTAGAAATGCCTAAAACATTTATTGACGAGATTAATAATGTCTTTGATGAAAAAGAAGAAACAACAGTAGATTGGACCACTCAACTTGCAGGTAAAATTAAGAAAGAAAAATTAGTCAATCATTTATTAGATGATAGTATAAAAGGTACCTTTCAAATGTGTTTTCAAGAATACATGAAAAGAGCAGGTTTAGTATTACAACAAACACATCAACCAGTTTTAGATAACGCTTGGATAAATGATATGTTTGCAGGTGAATATAATCCTGCTCACTTTCATTCAAGTAAAAATAGTTTAGTAGGTCTTTCATCTGTATTATTTTTAAAAACACCTGATACATATGGTGAAGAAATAATCAATCCTAAAACTCCATCAAACGGACATCTAGAATTTATAGGTGGTCAACAGCATTCACTAGCAATATCACAGATTAGGTTAAGTCCTAAAGTTGGTGATTTCTTTATATTTCCATATACACTGGTACATACTGTTTATCCATTTAGTGGCACGGATCAAGTAAGAAGAACACTATCATATAATTGTGATATACTACCTAAAATAATGGTTAAACCAAAGGAGAACAAATGAACATTGAAGCATTAAGAGAACAATTAAAAATTGATGAAGGTGTAAAATATGAGATATATAAAGACCATCTTGGTTATCCCACATTTGGCATTGGACATTTAATTACAGAAAATGACCCAGAGCATGGTAAGCCTGACGGAACAGAAATAAGCGAAGATAGAGTAAACGAAATATTTGAAACTGATGTTGCTAAATTTGTAAGTGAAGCAAAAATATTATTTCCAGATTTAGATGATTTACCAGATGTTGCTCAACAAGTAATCGTAAACATGGCATTCAACATGGGGCGACCACGTCTATCTAAATTCAAGAATTTTATTGCTGGTGTAAATGATCGTGATTGGACAAGAGCAGCAGAAGAAATGATGGATTCTAGATGGGCAACCCAAGTAGGTGATAGAGCAATACGATTAAGAAATCAAATACTAACATTGGTGTAATTATGGATCAGGCAGGAAGATATACAGCAGAACATACAGTAATGGATGCTAACATAGAGATTGGTAAGTTAAAACATCTATTGGAAGTTGCCGAAGATAAGATTCGAGAACTAGAGAAACAACTTGCCGAAAAAGATAATACATCAATAATTAATTATGGTTTAGATGAAGATTTACTAACACTTGATATCGGTAAATCGGTAAAAGAAGAACCAGAACTTAAATCGGTAGTGTCAGAAAAATATAATAAATTTGGGGAAGATGCTTGACATTATGCTTCAAATCTGTTATAATAAGATATATGCAAAAGAAGAATTATAAACTTCTTTTTATAGTGCAAGGAAGAGGGTTTTACCAGAGGCTCGAACTTGACTGCTCAGGGGTTGTACCCAGGCATAACTTGGAAAACAAGGGGTGTCAAATCGCCGACAGGTGAGAGTAGGTTGTAACAGAATAGGAAATGGAATCCGGTCTGTTACTTGTGGGTATTCCATAGTCCCACCTATTTCGCATATAAATATAAACATATATTATATACAAAGTGGATAAGATAAAAATACAAATACAATCATACAAGGAGATACAAATATGAATACAAGTATTGCGGCCTTAAAAAGGTCAAAGTCTAATTTAGACACACTCATAGGCGAACTAAATAAAGTTGCCGAACCTCAAAAACAATCAAACTCATATGCTGATGATAGATTCTGGAAACCAGAACTAGATAAATCAGGTAATGGTTATGCTGTTTTTAGATTTTTACCAGCAGTTAAAGATGAAGATTTACCATGGGCAAGATTATGGTCCCATGCATTTCAAGGACCAGGCGGGTGGTACATTGAAAATAGTTTAACAACTATGAACAAAAAAGATCCAGTAAGTGAATCAAACAGTTTACTCTGGAACTCTGGCGTAGATGCCGATAAAGAGATTGCAAGAAAGAGAAAAAGAAAATTATCTTATGTTGCAAATGTTCTAATTATTAATGACGCAAAACATCCTGAGAATGAAGGTCAAATCAAACTATTTAAGTTTGGTAAGAAAATCTTTGATAAGATTACTGAAGCGATGAAACCTGAATTTGAAGATGAGAAACCTATCAACCCATTTGATTTCTGGGAAGGTGCAAACTTCAAACTGAAAATCAGAAAAGTTGATGGTTACTGGAATTATGACAAATCTGAATTTGATAGTCCATCATCAATCAAAGATAATGATGAGGCGATTGAAGAAATCTGGAATAAACAGTATGCGTTAAAACCTTTTCTGGCACCTGAAAACTTTAAATCTTATGATGAGCTTAAAGCAAAACTTGATAAAGTTTTAAGTGGTGTTAGAAACACTGGTACTGCTGAAGATGTTGCAATCCCACCGTCAACAACTTATAGTAAACCAGATGTCGTAGCAGAAACAGTAGATACACCGACTCCAGAAGTTGTGAATGATGATGATGGCGATGAAACGCTATCTTATTTTTCTAAACTAGCGGAAGAGGACGAGTAATCTCTCCACCTGTTTTCTCTATATTGGGGTTAGGATATTCTGTTCTAACCCCTTTTTATATAAATATTACTATTATATTATGAAAGAACTTTGAGATATCAAATTAAACGAGGAGTTTATATGGAAATTATTACTAAGATAAAGTCATGGTCAGCAGCACTAGCAGACGTAGGTGTTTCACTTATCGCTCTAGGCATCGTGCTTGAAGTATTATTTAGCGGACAAAACGTACCGTTTTGGCCAGACATTAGTGTAATAGCAAATGTTCAATCAATTATCGCTGGGTTTAGTGCTCAAGGGTTAGTTGGTTTAGTTGCTGTTTGGGTTTTATACTCAATATATACTAAAAAATAACTTAACTAAGATATAGAAGAATTTAGGGGCGCTTGACGCCCCTTTTTTTATGCATAAATAGGAGTATGGACTTATTTTTTAAATTAGTTATTGAATTTGGTGTACCTGTAGCAGCATCGTCTATTATGGGTCTTTTCATTTATATTATTCTAAAATACATATTAGGATCAGTAGTTGGTCAAGTACAAGGTATGCACGGTATCATTATGGGATTAGATAATAGAATTAAAACAATGAACAATGACATGATTAAATTAGATTTACTGATATCTCACGCCTTAAAACTTCGACCAGATGAAGATAGAATTTCTAGGGCAGATGGGAAAATAGACGCTAGAAAGGACTAATGGACATTGTAGAAATCATAGACAAGTATGGCTTTGCCACAGTTGCAGCCGCAGCTATGGGTTGGTTTATTTACTTCATTTATACTTTCATAACAACCGAAGTCAAAGTAAAATTAGGTGAAGCAAGTGGTGTACTTATAGGTCTCATTGATAGAATCAGAATGCTCGACAATGACCTGATTAGACTAAGGTCAAAACTAAACACCGTACTTGAAATGCAAGAAAATGAAAAGGAGAAACAGCATGGAAATAGCGATAATATTAAAGATAATAATTTGCCACTGGATAGGAGACGGCCTTCTTCAAACAGAGCAGATGGCAACACAAAAAAGTAAATCAACTTATTGGTTATCTGCCCATGTAGGGGCATATATTTTACCTTTCGTTGTAGTGTTCTATGATATATTAGGTTGGGTTTTACTCATGGCAATCTTACACTGGATACAAGACTATATCACCTCAAGGATTAATTCTAACTATTTACTAGTAAAAAACAACACTATGTTTTGGAACTCAATATGGACAGATCAAATGATACATTACGTCATATTGTTTGTCTCCATTACTTATTTTATATAA